AACATGGACGACGTGCTCAACAACGAGACGGGCGCCGTAATCCGTATGCGCCAGCCTGGGATGGTGCAGCCATTTAGCAATCCCTTTGTTGGACAGGCTGCTTTCCCGATGATTGACTACCTGGACCAGATGCGCGAGAACCGCACCGGCATGAGCAAGGCGGCGATGGGATTGGATGCCGACGCCTTGCAGTCGAGCACCAAGGCAGCGGTAGCGGCCACCATCAGCGCGAGCCAGGGCAGGATTGAACTGACGGCGCGTTTGATGGCCGAGGGAATGAAAAAGCTGTTCAAGGGCATATTGTTCTTGCTGGTGACGCACCAGGACAAGCCGCGGATGATTCGTTTGAGCAACGAATTTGTGCAGATGGACCCGCGTTCGTGGAACTCTGGCATGGACGTGCATATCAACATCGGCCTGGGTAACGGAGACACCAACGAGCGCATCCAGGCTCTGATGATGATCTTGGCCAAGCAGCAGGAGGCACTGACCCAGCTAGGCCCACAGAACCCGCTGGTGACCCCGTCTCAGTATTCCCATACCCTGCGCCAGATCGTGGCGCTGTCTGGGTTTAAGGATACGTCTCAGTATTTCAATGACGTGCCTGCCGACTACCAGCCTCCAGCGCCACCGGCTCCCAAGCCTACGCCGGAAGAAGTGCTGGCGCAGGTGCAGGCCAAGTCTATTGAGGCAGATATTCAGAAGAAAGCGGCAGAGTTGGAGCTAAAGCGACAGCAGATGATGCGCGATGATGATTACCGGCGCGATGCCTTGGCGCAAGATTTGTACTTAAAAAAATACGAACTTGAGTTAAAGTACAACGCACAGATTTCTACGGCTGAGATTGAAGCACAGCAAAGTCTTAACCGAGAAGCAATGCAGCAGCAGACTACCCTGGCACAAGCCCAGATGTCAGCGGCTGCGCCCATCAACCAATTTGGAATGGCATAAATGGAGAACGACGAACTTGTACGCAAGGGCCGAAAGGCTGGCCAGTTGCTGGAGGATGAAACCTTCAACATGGCGATCAACAAAATGGAAAACGACCAACTCTGGAACTTTCGGTCGACGAAACCAGAGGAGTCAGCCAAGCGAGAGATCGCCTGGTCCATGCTAAAGGCAATTGACAATCTAAAGATTGAATTGCAAAAGATTGTTGACAACGCAAAGGTGGCGCAGCGCGCCATCGAGCGAGCGAATAAGTAGAGGACATTTATGCAACAAGCACAAGCGGGTTCTGCGGGACCCATGAATCTGGACCAAGCGGCCCAGGCACTCTCAGCAATACTGCCCGATGAGGGAGAACAGTCAATTGATGAGACGTTGGACGATTCGCTGGAAGGCGAGTCGGCGGCGCCAGCCGATACATCACTGGAAGATGCAGACGCAGACAGTGAAGTAACGGATGGCGAACAGTTAGAGGAAAGTGAAGATTCCGAGGAAGAAAAGCCGGATCAGACCTTTACCGTCAAAGTAGACGGGACAGAGGTTACTGTAACCCTGGACGAACTTCAGAAGGGATATTCGCGGACTCAGGACTACACGCGAAAGACTCAGCAAATTGCCGAAATTCGACGCCAAGTCGAGTCGGAAGCCGAGGCTATTCGTGCCGAGCGCAGTCAGTACGCTCAGTTGTTAGGAGCATTGGAGTCTCAGGTTCAGCAAGCCGCAGAGCCTAATATCGATTGGGATCGCCTCTACCAAGAGGACCCCATCGAGTGGGTGCGGCAGAAAGAGGTGATGCGTGAAAACCAAGCAAAGTCGCAGGCTATTCAATTTGAAAAGCAGCGTCTAGCGGAAATTTCACAGCAGGAGCAAGCTCAACAGATGCAATCATTTTTGGCGCAGCAGCGGGATGAATTGCTGAAGGTTTTGCCTGATTGGAAGGACCCAAATAAGGCGAAAAAAGAGAAAGAATTGCTCATTGACTTTGGCCAAAAGGCTGGGTTTAGCGCCGATGAACTGAAGAACATCTTCGACCACCGCGTCGTAAATGTGCTGCGTAAAGCAGCGCTGTACGAACAGATTATGTCCAAGCGGACAAACATCAAGCCGGTGACGAACAATGGTCCACGTCCTGCCAAGCCAGGTGCAGCAGGCCGTGTCTCCACGACAAATGAAGCTACTCGCGCAAAACAGCGTCTTGCAAAAAGCGGTCGCGTCAACGACGCGGCCTCCGCAATTGAACTTTTATTAAAGTGAGTAAATCATGGCAATCGTAACTAACACATTCACCACCTTTGATGCTAAAGGCATTAGGGAGGATCTTTCCAATATTATAACTAATATAGCACCGGAAGAAACTCCATATATGAGTAACATTGGCCGCGAGTCAATCAGCAATTCGCTGTTTGAATATCAGACCGATACCCTGGCAGCCGCCGCAGCGAATAAGCAATTGGAGGGCGACGATGTTGCATCCTTCGATGCTGTTACCGCTACCGTGCGTATGCAAAACTACGCTCAGATTTCGCGCAAGACTATCGTTTTGTCCGCGACTGAGGAAGTGGTTAACAAAGCAGGCCGTCGTTCTGAATTGGCTTATCAGATCGCCAAGCGCGGTTCTGAATTGAAGCGTGACCAAGAATTCACCATGCTCAATGGTGCTGTTGCTGCCGCTGGTAGCACTAGCGTCGCGCGCGGTACTGCTTCTCTTGGTGCCTACATCAAGACCAATGTTGACTATGACACCACCAACGGTGTGAATCCTAGCTACACGACTTTGCCTAGCTCGGCTCGCACTGACGGAACAGTCCGCACCTTCACTGAAACCATTCTCAAGAATGTGATTCAAAAGGTATGGGCTGCTGGCGGTACTCCGAAAATCTTGATGACGGGTCCTATCAACAAGCAGCGCATCTCTAGCTTCTCTGGCATTGCATCTTCGCGTTTCAACATTGACGGCGGCGCAAAACCCGCTACTCTCGTGGGGGCCGTGGATCTTTATGTCAGCGATTTCGGGAATGTAGCCACGGTTGCGAACCGTTTTCAACGTGAGCGTGATGCGTGGGTACTCGATCCTGAGTACGCAAAGATGGTAACCCTGCGTCCTTACCAGCAGATCGAGCTGGCTAAGACCGGCGACGCTGAAAAGCGTATGCTGATCGTAGAGTGGGGCCACAAGGTCTTGGCTGAGAATGCCCACGGCCTGGCTGCTGACTTGGTTACTTCGTAATCAATCATGGAAGGGATCAGGGAAACCTGGTCCCTTTTTTAAATGAGCGAATCAAAAATATTTGACACAAACGCAGACCTTGGAATTACTCGGACGTGGCACTACGACGCGGAAACCGACCAGGCGACCATACAGACAAGTCAAGATGTAACGGCAATCATTGAAGAAAACCGGAACACTTACAACCAGGGCGAGAAGCACGACAAGTATGGAGAATGGAGCCGCGTGGCGTCCATACCATTGAGTGTCTATTACAAGCTCAAGGCAGAGGGTAAGTTGGATGATGATGCGTACATGAAACGCTGGCTCAACGATCCCGACAACAGATTTTTCAGAACACGCCCAGGACAAGTATGAACTATGTAGCAGTCTGCACGCCAGCACGGGACATGGTCCACACCATGTACACCTATGACTTGGTGAACATGGTTGCGTATCACACGATGAACACAAACGATGCTGTGAGCCTCAAGATCAGTCAGGGTACTCTGATTGCTAATCAGAGGGCCGAGTTGTCGTTGGACGCAATGCAAGAGAATTGCAGCCACGTCCTTTTTGTTGACTCTGACATGAGGTTCCCGCAAGACATGATCGGGCGGCTGCTCAAGCATGACCTGGACATTGTGGCCACCAACTGCGCTAGGCGCAGGATGCCCACCGGCCCGACAGCGCAACTGTATAAAGATAACGGCGACAGGGAATTGGTCTGGACGATGCCAGATTCCACTGGACTGCAAGAGGTGGGTTCTGTCGGGATGGGTGTAATGCTTATCAAGGCCAATGTTTTTGCGGCATTGTCTGAGCCGTGGTTTGAAACACCTTGGAGACACGACAAGCGCGGGTATATTGGTGAGGATGTCTTTTTCTGCCAAAAAGCAGCGGCTGCTGGCTTTAAAATCTACATTGACCATGACGTGAGCAAAGAGATTGGTCACATTGGCACGTTTGAATTCAAGCACGACCATACATGGGTGATGCGTAATCTTGAGGAACAGGAAAAGGCAACGTAATGGCTCTGACAACGTACACGGAGTTAAAGACATCAATCGGTGACTGGCTTAACCGCACCGATCTCACGTCTGCCATCCCCGACTTCATATCCCTTGCAGAGGCTCAGATTGAGCGCCAGCTACGCACCAGGCAGATGATTAACAGGTCCAATGCAGACATAAACACTGAGTACGCTGCACTGCCTAGCGACTTTTTAGAGACAAGGTCTTTTAAGTTAACCAGCACAAACCCTGTCACTCCTCTGGTATTCCAGACCATCGACGCACTAGACGATATTTCCAGGCAATATTCTGCTCCCTCGCGTCCTAAATACTTTGGCATTGTCGGTGGCCAGATCAGGCTAGTGCCTATCCCTGACACAACCTACACCACCGAGTTGGTGTACTACGCCAAACTTACAAAGCTGTCAGCCTCGGTATCAAGCAACTTTCTGCTGGCTGCCAGCCCCGATATTTACCTTTACGGCAGCCTGTTGCAGGCTGCGCCGTACCTTCAAGATGATGCGAGAATACCAGTGTGGTCAAGCCTGTACGATAAAGCATTGAATGATGTACAAACAGCAGATGACCGTGGTTCTACATCCGGTGGCGCCATGTCTGCGCGTGCTAGGTCCTTTGGATAATTAGGAGTCTTTTATGCAATCCGAGAAAATTAAGTTGACAGAAACATCTGACGTTTCTATCTCTAAATCAAACAATCTAACAGAAACCATTGGCGTCACTGGCCACTATAACGTCGAGTGTTTAGACTTAGATGGCCAGGTTAAGTGGACTGATACCATTGAAAACTTGGTGGTGACTGTTGGTAAAAACGATTTGCTTGACAAATACTTTGCCGGTTCTGCCTACACCGCAGCCTGGTATCTAGGTTTAGTGGATGGTGCGTCTACTCCGACTTACGCTGCTGGCGACACCTTGGCCTCTCATGCTGGCTGGACAGAGAGCACGGCCTACACTGGAACCAATAGGGCTACTGTGGCCTGGAATGCGGCCTCTGCTGGCTCTAAAGCCTCTACAGCCACATCCTTTAGCATTAACGCCACAGCGACCATTGCAGGCGCTTTGCTTACCGTTACCCAAGTGCGTGCGACAACTACAGGTGTTCTGTACTCAGCCGGTTCGTTTAGTGGTGGAAACCGTTCCGTGGTGAATGGCGATACATTGAACGTAACTTATACGGCATCTGTTTAAGGAAAATATCATGGCTTTTAAGACAGGTGATTCCGTAAAAGTTAAGAACACGGACATGGTTGGTACTGTCCAAGGAGCTGCCGTAGATAGCGATTCTCAATTGTTGCTGCGCGTTTCGTACACAGATCAAGATAATATTTCTCAAGAGCGTTTCTTCACACAAGAAGAAATAGAAGCTACATAATTTAAGGGGGTTTTATGGCTCTAATCTTAGCCGATAGGGTTCAAGAAAC